AGCGTCTGAAGCAGCGTCGCGCTGGCCTCGACATAGTTCAGGTTCACGGTGACCTCGCCGCCGTCCTTCAGGCTGGCGATGTATTCCCGGAAGCCGTCGTCCGAGCCCATGTGGGTCGTCTCGACAGTCTCGACATTGATCGAGGGCGGGGTGACCGACAGAACCTCGGCGAGCGAGGTGTAGGTCGAGGGATCGGTCGAGAGGTAGGCGAAAACAGCGCCGAACCCGTTGACAGCAGCAGAAGCGGCCATGTGTATTTCTCCTTAAGAGGCGTTGGCGTGATGAACCATCAGGTCCAGTGACGTGCGGAAAAGCGGGGTGGTCTCGTCGGTGGAATCGTCTCGCTCGGAGTCGATCAGGATCACGTCAAAGCGCACCGCGCCTTGGGTGAAGGTTTGCGCCGTGATGGCGGTTTCAACGGCCCGCGCGACGGCCTTGGCCGACCCGTAGGACGCAGCCCAGCAATCGACCTGGACCCGGCTCACAACCAGACCCGAGGCCCCGGCGTGGTGAACGTCAGGCGTCCCGTCGATGCGGTGTAGGACGATGGCGGGAAGCGCCGCGCCTTGCGGACGCCGGCTCCAGTTTATGCGGGTCGAGACCAGCGCGGTGATGCCAGCCGTGGCCAGCAGCTTGGCGATCAGGGCGGCTTCCATGCGTTACCCTTTCGCGGCCAATCTGGCGGCCTTCTTGGCCTTCCTCGCGGCGGCCTTGCTGATCTCGGTCCAGAAGTCGTCAGCGATGCCTTCCAGCAGCGCATCCTTGCCGCCATCCCATGCGGGCCGGACGTAAGGCTTCGGTGGATTACCGTCCCCGCCGAACTCGCGAAGGTGGGCCTGCGGATGACGACCCGGCCCGGCGTGGGCCTCGACCTCCGACCGCTTCCGGTTTCGTCTGGGGTTCTTCGTGGTAACGGCGATCCCGTCCTTCAGGTCGCCCGAGTCCACCGGAACCAGACGCCGCATCTCCTCGGCCATCGGCTCCAGCCGGGCCAACGCCACCCGCCGCATCACGTTGCGGCCGGTCGCCTTGCCTAGTTCACCCAGGGCCGCGTCAACCTCGCGGAGACCATCGACCCGAACCTTGACGCCTTTAGCCATCGGCCCGGACGGTCGCGCTGATCTCAATGCCCTCGCGGCGCCCGATTTCTTTAACGTGCAGGATTTGCCAGGTGTCGCCGTCGAAGGTCAGCCGGTCCTTCGGGTTGAGGGTCGAGACCGCCGACGAATAGCGGATGACAAACCGCGCTGATGCCGTGGCCGCCGTCTCGCCAGCCCGGAACCGTTCGCCGTCGCTGATCGGCTCATACGAGGCCGAACGGGTCGCCAGCGTTGACCACGACAGGACCGGCTCATTGTAGGAGTCGACCGTCGAGGTGAACCGCTGAAGAACGATCTTGCGGTCGAGCTTGCCGGCGGCGATTGCCATCAGACTAGACCCCGACGCGCCGATAGGGGCGGATCAGGGCGTCAACGGCCATCGGCACGTCATACATTTGGCCAGGGGCGACTGCCTCGCGGTTGGCATACCAATGGCCGACCATCAGCAAGATCGCGTGTTTGATCGGCGCGGGAACCGCACTGTCGGCAACGCCGGCAACATAGGTCACCGAGATCGCATCCTGGCGGGAATAGACAGACGGGAAGGTCTGGTCCGGCTTCAGCGCCAGATATGCCCCGAACTCGTCTGAGAACAGTCCGTAGACCGTGCCGGCCAGCGTCTGGACGGCATTGTCGGCGTCGTAATAGGTAACGCTGGTAATCGACGCGACCGGCCCAAGCGCTAACCGAAGCGGGTCAGAGAACGACTCCAGATCCTGCCGCCACGTCTGGGTGACCAGCGCCCGTCCGAGGACGCCCGCATAGCCATCGAGATACGCGGTCGCCGCCGAGATCAGCAGGCCGATCAGCGTGTCGTCGTCGGTATGATCGACGCGGCACTGTGATTTCGCTTCCGTCAGCGTGACGGGGTTCGTTGCCGGGGCAGAAGTGCGAACCGGGGACAGCATCAGGAATCCCTCGCCGCGGTGATAATGCGTTCCAGCACCGACCGGGCGTCGCATTGAACCGTCTGGCCGTTCGTCAAGTCGAACGAGAACACGCCGAAATCGTCCAGAGACACGGCTTTGATCGTCGCGCCGGGTTCGCCGCGGTCGCCCTTGTCACCCTTGTCGCCGCGTTCACCGGGCGCTCCGCGCTTGCCTTGGGCCGACATCAGTTGCCAGCCCTCGCCGGGGCAGGGGCCGGGGTTGTCGATCTTGGCCACAAACGCGGCGCCGTTCAGGGCCACGACATCAAGGGCCTGATATTCGTTCTCGGTCGCCCAGGTTCCCCGGATAATCATGCCGGGCGCATCCCGGCCATCAGCGCCGCGCTCGGCAATGCAAGCCCAGTCGTCCGATCCCGGTTCGTTGCCGGTGTCCTTCAGCGCCTGCCACGTTTGGCCGGCATAGGTGACCACGTCGCCTTCGTAATGAACCTCGGCCGCCCATGCCTTCACGTTTGGCAGCACCCCAACAGGGCCGCGTTCGCCGCGTTCGCCGGGCTCGCCTTTGTCACCGCGCTCGCCGTCCGTCAGTTTCTCCAGCCGGGCTGTGATGGCGGCGTCGAGGGCGTTAAGGCGCGCTTCCGATTCCGCAGCCTTCGCGCTTGCCGTTGCCATGATGGCCTCGGCCTGGGCTTTCATCAGATCAAGTTCTCCCCGAGCGCGGGAGACGACCTGACCGAGCGAACGCTCCAGCGCCTCAGTGTAAGAGGGCGAAAGCATTGATGCGCTCGGAGATTGCCTCGGGAGAGTCTGCGCTCTGGTCATCCTGCTGATCTTCCTCGGGGGCGACGGGCGCGCTTGCGGCAGGCTCCGGCGGTTTCATTTCGCTGCCGTAACTCAACGGGACGACCTGTTGCTGGACGCGCGGCATCGCGCCGTGACCGCCTTCGACCGCCGGCAAGTCTTCAGACGCGCGGGCTTCGTCGGGGCTGTAGATGCCGCTGATGACGCCGCGGGCCAGTCCCTCCATGCGCTCACGGTAGGCGCTGCGGAGAAGGGCTCGGGTGTCAAACTCAAGATATTCGTCGGGCAGGCCACGAAGGCCGAACAGCTGGCCGAACGCCTCCTCGATGTGGTTCAGCGCAAAGCCCAGACCGGAGGCGATCCACGATTGCATCAGAAGCTCTGTCGAGGCGAATGCGGTGCCGCCAAGGCCGAGAACCTGAAGCGGCAGGCGGAACGCCAGCGCGACGCTCTGATCCGACATCTTCAGCATTTCAGCCAGCTGGCCGTCCTGCGGCGAGATGCTTACCGGCTTGGCCTTCAGGCCCCAGGTCAGGATCGGGGTGCCGCCCGCGTTGTCGCCTTGGGTCTGTTCGTTCCACCGCGCCCGCAGAGCGTCGGTCTGTTCTTTCGTCAGCTTTTCGTCCGTCTCCAGCATGAAGGACGGGCGGGCCTGATTCAGATAGAACGCCACTTGCTGATTGAGCGCCGCGCCGGCCATCGCACGGTCGAGAACCGTTGACAGGATCGGGCTTTCACCCTTCAGCGGGTGGCGCGGCGTGTGAAGGCGCAGATGCAGAACATCGCGGGCCGGAATGGGGTTGCTGAGATCGAAACGCAGATCGACGATGTCGTTCCCGCTCAGGTCATAGAAGATCGTGCCGTCAACCGCGAGCCGCGGGACGCCGAACTGCATCAGGTGAAGTTCGGTGATCTCGCCGCGGTTGTTGCGGATAGCCAGCGCGAACGTCTCGCCCTTTTCGTAAAGGCGGCGGGTCAGGTTCAGCATCAGATCCGATATGGACTGATAATCGTTCGGGCGCTTCAGGATGCGGCTCAGGGCCGAGTTGACGACGCGCTGACGCCCGCCGTTCTCCAGCTTGCGCCAATGGTCGCCCGGACACATGGCCACGGTCTGCGAATAGGCCGAGACACACGCCTCGACCATTGCGCCGCTTTCGCCGTAGGGGCTGGGCGAGTAACCCATCTGCCACCAGTTCATAAACCGGCCAGCGACGGACGTGAGTAGGCCATCGCTCAGGGCATACGGGCCGGGGCGATACTCGCCCTCGGACGCCTTGCTCTTTCCGCCTAGCCAGACCGGGAGGCGCAAGTCAGCCGGCCTTCGATTCGCGGGTCTTGTAACCGCCAGCCTTGGCAGCCGGCTTCAGGTCGCGGGCCTTGCCGCGCTCTTCGGCCAGATCGACGCCACGCGAGGACGGCACACCGTTCCGATAAGCCACCGGGCCGGACTTGTGGCGCAGCAGGCCAGCCGCGTCGGAAACGACCTCGCGCGGATCGACCGCTTGGCCGCTTTCCAGAACATACCAGGTCTCGCGCATTGCCACCCTCCAGATTCACAAACGAAAAGGGGCGACCCGAAGGCCGCCCCAGATCATCAGTCCTCGACCACGATGTGGAACGCGCCGACCTTGGCGTTGCCGCCCTGGGCCAGAACGATCTTGACGCGGTCGCCCGAGCCCAGACGGATCAGGTCATTGACCGCGCTTCCGCCGGCCGCATAGAGGGCGGCCACACCGGCGTTGGAGTGCGTCGGCGCGCGGGGATAGCAATAGTCCGTCGCGTTGACGTTGGACTCGGTCCAGAGGGTCTCGCCCGTGCCTTCGGACGTGATCGTGAAGTCGACGCCGTCGGCATAGTCTTCCTTGATGTAGTGAATGGCGGCGATCTTGCCGCCACGGATCAGCGAGGGCGAGTAGGCGGTAGCGGAACCGTCCGCTGCGGTAGTCACGGACACAACGTGTCTGCGGATTGCCATGGCTTTGAGCCTTTCAGATGCAGGGAAAAGGGGTGGGGCGGCCTAAGCCGCCCCTGGGGGTCAGTAGCTGGTGCCGTTGATCCACTGGACGACGCCGCTGCGGCGCATGGTCCAGCTTACGTCCAGCACCATGCGGACGCCCATCGAGTTGGTCTGCCAGAGCGAGCGAACCGGATCAGCCGTGGTCGGGCCGGTGCCGCTGACGATTTCCAGAGGCGTGGTGTCCTCCATGTGGATCGTCGCCTGCTCGGACACGTCGAACGCGGGGTTGCCGCCAGCGGCCACGAAATCGGAGTTGCGGAGCGCAACCAGACGCCCGGCGGTGGCCGAGGTGGACTCGATGATGGTGACGCGGTCGCGGATGCGCTGGAACCAGTTCGGATCACCGACCGGGCCTTCCATCAGGGACAGGGCGAGGCCCTGAGCCGGATTGATGACCACCGTGATGTTGTCGGCGGCGTTGGCCGTGAAGAACGGCTGGAGCAGGGCCTGGAAGTCGGCACGGACGGCGGCGTAGTCACCACCGGCATAACCGGCAGCAGCAGCCGAGACGCCGTTCAGGAGGCCGGCAGGACGCGAGGTGCTGGAAGCGGTGGCGTCCAGCAGGATCGGGTCCAGGGCGGCGGCGGTGTCTTCGAGGATCGCTTGGCGCACGATGGCCTCGATGGCCGGGGTCGAGCGGTTGGCCAGTTCCTTCGAGAACGCGACGATCACGCCCATTTTCTTGGGGGTCAGCGTGGCGGCAGCGGTCGTGATGCGCCCGACCTTGATGGGCGAGCCTTCACCGACGAAACCACCGGCAGCGCCGCCAGCGGTGCGGCTGGGCAGCTTGATCTCGCCGTAGCGGTCGAACGCCAGC